CCACGTTGAACAGCAGATCCAGTGATAGCGGAGGTCAAACCATCTCCACCTTTACCGCCAGTAACACCAGAACCTTGAGATCCTGCTTGACCAGCTCCTCCACCTCCACCATGACCTAGATAAGGACTAGATTGATTACCTTGACCAGCAGCTCCAGCAGTTCCTTGACCAGCAGTTCCCGCAGAACCATTGCCAGTTCCTGATCCACCACCACCAGAACCACCTACTGGAGGAACATTACCTTGCCACCAACCGCCACCAGCTCCACCTAAAGATGTGATATTAATTCCGCCAGGACCAATAATCCAAGAATCTCCACCAGCACCACCTCCAGTGTATGCAGTAGTTCCTCTTGATCCTCCTTGACCAACTTTAACTGAATATGATCCTACTTCTACTAATAAAGCTCCTTCTGCTGTTGTTGCACCACCAGATAATTCTCCTTGAACAGAGGATTTATAACCACCAGCGCCTCCGCCGCCGCCCCAGCCGCCTCCGCCACCGCCTCCAGCGATAATTAGGTATTCTACAAGTCCAGTTCCAGCGGTAACGTTAAACGCATTATCTCCAGTGAAAGTATGAATTCTATATCCGCCAACATCTGTCACTGTTCCACCATTTGCTTCAAATGGAGCAGCTCCTGCATTTTTCCACTCTACTCCGTTGTAGAATTGAACTTCAAAATCATCTGTATTGAAAATTATGTGTCCTTTTTCTGGCGGTAGGGCATTTCTTTGTGCCGTTGAAATTTGTGGCAGCAATATAGATGAGTTCGCTTTTGAAATACCAACATTTAAAATTCCCATGATAGAAATCAGACCTACTTTTTAATATTTATTACCAAGACATCAAAACATAACCATTGAGACCCCAACCTGTGCCACCGCCACACAGATACGGAGAAATAGTTGAACCAACTCCAGTAGAGGCTCCATTATAACCACCTAGGTAGTTATTATCATTAAGGTGAATACCAGAGAGGACTAGCCATCCGCCAGCACTATTTTGTCCGCCACCACAACCACCATTATGAATAATTCCAGATTCCCAAATAGGAGTTGATGATGGAGTAGCATATCCATCATAAAAATTTGGATTATTACATGAGCAACAAGCAGCAACTCCAAAATCAGAATACCAATCTGGATCTCCTACCATTTTATACCACATCTGACCAGCGCCAGCAATAACCCATCGAACAGTTCCACTGGTAGTAATGTCCCTTTGATTCAAATCTGATAATTTTGCAACTTGTGTTGGTGCAGTATCATTTGGAGCTAATGCAAGATCTGTAGGATTTAATGATCCAGTTTGATATTGAGAATTTGTAGTATTGCTGGTTCTTTGAACCATTACAAAATTATATGGAGCATATGATGTGAAGTCTGTCCAAAGTTGTTGCTGTGATCCATCATTGAATTGATACCAATATGATCCATTAACAGCATTTGCTCCGAGAGTTGATTTTAAATCAGTTGCATTTAAAGCAGCAGACGCAGCTGAACTTCCATCTCTTCTTTTTACTTTGATGTTTTGCCAAGATCCATTATAATAATATTGCATCTGACCTTCAATATACATCATTTCCCCATCTTCACCATCCAAGAGGTCTTGGTCGTTTTCGTAGATGGGGACTTGCAATGCATCAGAAGAATTAATTCTTTCTGATTGAAATCTAGATGAATAATATCTTGCCATTGGTATAAATCAGATAATCTTCCAAACTGCTCCAGAACCAATTGTCATGGTTCTACCAGTATTTAGTTCAATTCTACCAAAACTTACAGCGGTTAAGTTTGCTTGAATATTTACATCCTCATCAATAAGATTTGCTGCAGTTCTAATGATACCGCCACTATCTAACCACTGTGCTACACCCTTGACGTAAAGTTTTCCAGTTAGGTTAGCATCTCCTTCAATATCTAATGGATATGCTGGTTGAGGTTGATTGATACCAACAGCAGATAGTCTGTAGATATCTTTAATAATGTTATTTGGGTCTAATAATGTTGTTGCTGCTTCAGTCCATCTTGAAGTAACAAATGGTGCATTATCTTGGTATAAAATACCATTAATATTGATATCGCCCTGAACATTTAACTGATAGTCTCTATTGATTGGATTTTGAGCATCAGTCTCATCAATTCCACTAAATTCATCGGTGTTGATAGCAACTTTCCTACCGCGAATAGCGATAGCAGGTGTTGCATCCCATGCGGTAGCACCAGCACCAGCACCAGTAAAGATGTTTGGTTGAATAGCAAAGATACCATCTCCAAATGTCTGGTTAGAAAGTCTATAGTTATAGAGACCATCTCCATCGCCTGCAGTTCCACCATCAGCACCCGTGAACAATAATGTTGCGCCATCATTGTTAGCGTTATCACTGATTTGGATACTGGTGTCTACATATGCATTGCCTTTAACATTTAATGTGTATGTTCCTGCACGACCAGCAACACCAAGTCTGCCAGTTACAATAACCTCTTTGTCTCTTCTAGCAATCAGAGGAACATTTGTAGTTTCTGTTGAACTATCAAAATGCCAGAAGTATAGACCTTCTGTAGCAGCAACTGTTTGAGCAGTTGAACCAAAATCACTTTCTGCCGAACCGAAACCGATGTTCCATCTACCATTTACTTCGGTTCTGCTACCACCACCTTGGTGCTCAAATGATAGTGTAGATGCAATATTGCCACCACCACCAGTGATAAGAGCTTCTGCTACTGAAGATCCAGCATTTACTTGTAACTTAATTCCCTCAGCATGTGTAGCAGTGCCAATATTAACACTTCCCTCAGACTGATCTACAAATAGAACATTAGTTCCGACTGTAAGGTCAGTTCCAACAGACATTGTAAGGTCTGTTGAAATATCACCCTGAACATATAGATCAGATGTAGGATCTCCAGCACCCCCAGAATTGAGGATGTTGAGAGTTCCTGTCATGTCATCACCCGCCTTAAGGACGTTGAGTGATGCTGCACCAATAATCTGACCAGGAATTACATTATTACTAGGATCTGTGTAAGTTACTAGAGTAATCTTATGTGCTTCAAAGCTACCAGTCTCATCACGCATTACTGCGTTTCTTAGTGTTAGAACATTTTGAGCATTATATGTTGACTGTCCAATGCCATCTGTGAAGACTGTATTGCCCTGATGGTATACTGGGTTGCTATTAACTGTAAATGCGGTAGTTCCACCAACAATTACGTTTAGTTGTCCGCTTCCATCTGTAGTAGAACCAGCAGATGCTACAATAGCGGAGTTGTAGTTTGGTGCAGGTGAAGCACTGGAACTGAAGTAAATTCCAGGAGAGGTTGCTGTATTACCAGCAACTCTCTTACCTAACTTGAGGTTTGCAGTTCCAGAAACAACCTCTAATGTAGCACCAACACCCGTGTTATAATCTGCTAGCGAATAATCAGTCCACTTTGCATACTTAGTTACTGCTGGGCTGTTTGCTAAACCAAACTGAACACTACCATCAATTGTTGTACCAGTTACAAGAACACCAATAATTTCGGAATAGTTATTGGTTGGATCATTTGCATCTGGATATGGCGTCATGGTGACGATGTATAGAGATCCTAGTGCTTGAGCACCAGTGATATCATACATGTTAATAGTGGTTCCGTTACTAAAAATGGTTCCGTATTCAGCAGCGTCTAGAAGAACTCCATCAAATAGAATTCTGTATGCTTTCTTTCCATTGAGTGCAGCATTTTGTGATGTTGCTAGTGGTTCTGCAACTTCAATCTTTTCATCAAATACTTTGGCGCTCATGAAACCTGGCAACCTTGTGTCAAACATGGTGCCTTCGTTGTGATGTGTTACATCAGTTACCCAAGATAATTGCTTTCCATCTAATCTATCAGCATCCAATCCAGAACCATCACCATCGTTGGAAGAAGTCCAAACTTTTGCCCAGTCTTTCCAAGTGGTAACACCAAATCCTGTACCACGAAGATACATATTTGTTCCGATGCTATTATCATCGGAGAATGCCAATTGCTTGAGACCACCATATGTGGTATCAGCGGATGTTCCGCCAGGTCTCATAGTCACCAAGAAGTGTCTTCCTACGTTACCACCAGTCTGCTGTGAGTTTAAACCAACTTCTGGCCAAGCAGCATATAGAGAGTAGTTTGTGGAAGATCCAGTGATGTTTGCATTGTTAAACTTACTCTCAGCTGACATACCCTCAATATAGAGAGTTGGGGATTGCTGAACAGTTGCAGTGCTCTGGTCATTAGCAACATTCAAAATCTTAGCATCATCTGCGGTGCCAGTGATACTGATATCGTAGTCTCCATCCAATCTTCCTCTAGGAAGAACACCATACAGCTGGTTGGTTGCGGTCTGATAGAACAAACCGTCTCTATCATCGAGGAAGTCTGCGTTTAGACCACTACCAATACCAGTCTTGAGTTCTACGGAACCATTTCCGTCTACACCAATATTAAACTGAGATTTCTTCAGTCTAACAACACCCACCGTTCCATATGGATCGGTACTGATTGTGGATCCTTCGCCGCCTGCTCTGGCAACGTCAATAGAAACGTTTGCATAGTTTCTGTTAACAGTAGATACTTTAGCAGCAAGTGAAAGACCAGTTCCATTACCAAGAATTGCTGGAGTTAGGCAAGTAAAGTCATCAGTATATCCAGATCCACTATCAGTAACAATAACAGTTGTGATTACACCACCTTCAACCTTGATAGTTGCTTTTAATCCAGATCCAGCAGTTCCTTGTGGACCGAAGAGTTCTACTCCATTAAAGGTGTTGTTTCCTCCCAAATCGGAAGCATATCCAGATCCACCATTAACAATAACAATGTCATCAATAAATTCACCCTGAGTATATGATGCATCAAATAGCACAGGAGATGAACCCCTATCAAATTCAAGAACTGTTCCAGCTGGTAGTGTCGCTGTTAATGCTTGGTCAATTGTTACGGTCGTAGTATTTCCTTCCGTCAATACTGCGCTAATGTAAGTATCTGCAGGAACACCATTCCTTTCAACTAATTGGTGTCCAATAACGTAGTTACCACTTGCTGGAAACTCAAGAGATTGTGAGTTAGTTGGAGATGAAGATGAGAGTGCTCCAAAGTATCTTGTTTCAGCACCCTTTATTGATTGAACTGCTAGAGCGAAGGAGGAATCTCCTCTGAGGAATGTAAACGAGTTTGCAGCACCAGAGTTTTGAGCAAGTCTAGCAGTTGAAATAACACCAGATGTAATATCATTAGCAGCAATACTTTGTGCAGATAGAGATACCCAGTTATTGAGATCAGAAGCAGATGTATTAACAACTCTATCAATAGGAACTCTTACCGCTGGTGTGTCACTTGTCAAGATACTATCAGTCTCAACCATCTTAATGGCATTGACAATATCACCATACAATCTGCTTTCAATCAGAGCATCTGCCTGAGCAGTTGTTCCAGATCCAGGAGGTGCCGAGAATGTAATCTGAGGTGGTGTGGTATATCCTTTACCGCCATAGTATCCATTGAAGAGTTCAATGGTAATAGTTACAACTTCACCACCAGCAATTGTACATGATGCTTGAGCAGCAACAGCACCAGATCCAGGATTACCACCAGTGATTGTAATAGTTGGAGCAGTAACATATCCAGAACCAGGATCAGTTAATGTGATAGAATACAGAACACCAGTTCTGTATTCTGTTGCTTGAATACGTGATCCAGATCCAGGAGTTGCGCCATCATCTCTAAACTCACCAGTGAAGATATCACCAAGAGTGAATTGAATGGTTGGATCAACGTCAAACGTTACAAACAAACTATCTACGTCATTATTAAGGATCCAGGAAGAGTTATTATCTTGCTGAATAGCAATAGAACCTGCGAGCGCACCTTCAATCGCCAGTCTTTCTGTTTCATCACCAACTGTGTATACAGTAAATGGTTTAACTGCAGGAAGTTGGTCTTCTGAGATCTTACCAGAATCTGTAAGTTCAACCAGAGCTCTGGGGATTGGGTTTGTTGAATATGGTTTGTTTAGATATGCACCAAGGTTGTTGGTGATGAAGTCTCTAACTGCCTTTTGTGTTGGTAATTTGGAGTTAGAAGCACCAGATCCTCCAAGAGTAGAAGATGCATCGAAACCAGTAACAACAACGTCCCCACCTTTCAGTTTGAGGAATTCAACTTCGGAGATGGTAACCGTTCCAGTAAAGGTGATATTACCAGTTCTGTTTTCAATCTGTGCAAACGTTCCAACCTTGAAGTCTCCAAGTTCATCAGTACCAGAGACATAAACACGACCATATCCTTCAGAAACCTGTTCCTGCGATTCTACTTTGGTGCCACCGTTCTCTGGTAGCGCATTGTAGTCTGTTCCAGAACCAGCAAATTCCCAAGTGTGGGAAGAAGAGTTAACGATAGATGGTCTGTGTAGAGCAAATGTTGGAACACCACCATAGTTAGCAAGGTGATAATCAACGAGGTTAATTGGATCAACAATAGTTCCAGTTGCTTTATCTCTGAATGATGCGGGTCCAGTTCCAGTTCCATCTGAAAGAATAAATCTTGCAGCAAAAGGAGCAGAGTTAGAAACACTGGTAGCATCAATGCTGTCGATAAAGTATTCGATATCTGGATCTTCTGGTTCGTATCCGTCAATCTTGAAGATGTAATGCTCAAGTGGAGCTCTGCCAAGACCAGTAACAGCGACTTCAGTTCTGTTTGTGATGGTAGCAACCATGCTAGAGACTGTTGCCCTTACAAAACCAGTACCTGTGCCATTACCAGAGTCAAATATATATGCTTCATCTCTATATCCAGTTGCTCTTAGAGCAGCACCACCAAAGTTGGTAGCAGAGTTGGTGATAGATGCATAACCACCACTTTCGGCAATAACACCGTCTGCACAGAAAATACAGAATACAGAAACCAACTGAACATATCCATCATTGGTAATTCTATATCCAGTAGAATTACCACCTTGGGAGACAATGGTGAATGCAGAAGCAACCATTGACTTACCCTGGTTGGGGAATGTTGCGCTTTGATCTGCCTCAAGACCAGGCTTTGGACAGTTTGGTTGCTTAACTCTAGATCCATCAATTAGAGCACCACTACCACCTAGGAAAGAGATAACAGAAGAGTTCTGAGTATATGGTGATGCTTCAATAATTGGATAATCATCATAATCAGATCTTGGTGTAAAGATCCTACCCTCAGCATCATAAAGTGTTCCAGTTGGATATGAGATTATATTATCTGTAACATATAGAGTTCCATATGTTCTGATAGTTCCACCAGGAACAATCGATCCATCTAGAATATCCTCAAACAACGCCATCGCAGTTGTGATGGTGGATTCTACGTTAGCACATAGTGGATTTGAACCATATGTTAGAATATTCCAGTCTTCAAACGTTGGAATTGTAGAGTTTGCTGGAATTACGGGATCATAAATGAGGATAGTTCCGTTAGCAAGTGCGCTTACGAATGTGTGTGCAACACCAGCAGCAGTGCCAGCATCTCCAACGTTACATGTGATAGTTGTCACACCACCAGCAGATGAAACATTGGTAATGGGTTGACTTCTACCAAAGTTAGCATCTCCTTCTACTGGACTTGCTAGATCTCCACCACCGTTAGATGCACAGTTAAATGTTAGTGCTCCTTCCTTGAATGCAACTCTGTCAGAAGTAGTTGGAGCAGTTGTGGGATCTGGGAAAGATACCGTTACTTCACCAGTGGTTGAGTTATAAGTAGCACTTAGTGGAGATACTTCGGCAATCGTTCCATCAGACCAGTTACGCATCGCTTGGATGAATAAGTCTCTTGCTTGCTGGAATGCGTATACAGTGGCATCTAATTGACCAGCAGGAATACCAGCGAGAGCAGTTCCAGAATAATAACTTTCAGCAGCACCAACAATACCAGCATTGCCACCTAAAACTAAGTCTCTTAGTAATCCAGTAATAACATAGTTGATATCTCTACGGCACTTTCTCTCTTGAACATCAGTTAGTGCTAGGGATGGATACTGTGCAATCGCTCTCTTGTATGCTTCATCGGCAATGAGATGTCTGTTTCTTGCAATCAAATAACCAGCATCTAGATATGTTCCTGATGCGTTATTGGTAACAACATCGACAAAGAGATATGCTAATGTATCAATAGCAGCTCTTACATTTGCACAAGATTCTGGTTCTGTTTGTGGGTCTGTATCGATGACAGTAGCATCAATATATGGGAATAGTTGTGTATACTTCTTAACGTATGTTGAACCATAACCATCATCTCCAGTTCTCCACTTACGCATTGCATAAATGGCGAGTTCTCTTGCGTATTCTAAAGCACGAACTGTCTGAACGATCTCAGTATCTACAAGACCAATCTGTGTTCCTTCAACATATCTCTTAGCAGCATCGATGACGTTATAGTTGCCACCAAATTCTAGGTCTCTTAAGATAGCATTGAGGTAGTGCTTGATGTCTCTACGGCACTTGTCGTCGCTAACAGGGATGCTGAAACTTGGATACTCTTTATCTCCAAGACTGCAATTTAGTAAGATATCATCAATTCTTACAGTGTCATCTTCTGCAGGAGAAGGAGACATTAGCGCACATGTAATCGTAGCAACTCCAGTAGTGAAGTTCTCCCAATCAAAATTAATAATGTTGTATACAGTTCCACCATATGTTACTGTGCCGCCACTAACATATGTGTGTGCATATGTCGAAGTTCCTAGATAAATCTTGAATTCAGTATCACCATCACCATTAATGTTAACATCGTATACTGAATAATAGAACTTAGCAAACTCTTCGTTAATTCTTCCTACAACTTCATCTGCAATAAAGTCTAAGTTGTTTCTAATTTGTAGTGAAGCATCTTGATATCTTCTAGCAAGAGGAGTTGCTACAGGGAACTCGTTTGGTGAGTTTAAGAGAGATAGTGTAACCGACTTAGATGCAGATCTAACAGACGCATTTGCACCAGGAAGATACTCTGAAGTATTTGCATAACCTTCAGATGCTGGCATCTTTTTGGGAATAACAAATCGTCTTGCTCGACCATCGGCGTCTTCTAAGACTTTGTAAATTCTTTGATAACCATTAAGAACATCACCTTCTGGACTAGGAATGCCAGAAAGATAAACTTCATCTCCTTCTTTATAATCGTGAGTATTTGCAAAACCTAGTAGTTGGTTTGTGTAGATAACAATACCACCAAGATCTTCTTCTGGACCAAAAATTCCTGCAGTAGGATCTCCAAATCCGTCAGTAAATGTGCCTTGAAGACTGAAGTCAATTCTTGTAATAGGGAGAACAGTTTCGTTATCTTCTCCAGTAAATACAACTTCACCTTCAGGTCTAGTTGAAATAACGTCTTGTGATGTGAAACTATATGTCTCTCTTACAAAAGTAAGTTCAACTGTTCCTAGAGTTACAGCTCCAGTAGAGTGGGTAGGAGCACCAGCTGAAGGAGAAGTGCCAGCAATAGTTACTTCATAAGTATAATCTGGCGTCCAAACAATATCGCCAAGATCATATGCAATATCGTTTGCATACAATTTAGATCCTGCACCACCGTATTTAAATACGTCAGTAGATGAGAATGAACCAGCATCAATTTTGAAGTCCATTGTGCCAGTCACATGGTGATCGGCTACATTGGTATCAGTCTCATCAAATGTAACTGTGAGTGAAGTTGCTAATGCGGAAGAAGTTGCGCCAACTAGAACTTGTCCAGCAGATAGTGCTGTTAAACCAGTGTTGGATACAAAGGTTGATCTATATGTTTGTTGACCAAAAATCTGGTGTCCAATTGGAAAGCTGAGAGGGAAGTCGCCACCAGTGGTAGCGTCATATGTCATTCTCTGCTTATCGTCAAACACCATGGCATAATCCCAGGTGTGAACTGAACGATCGGCAGCATCAACATAGTCTCTATATGTTACGCCAATAACATAGTTCTTATCGCCAAACTTAAAGATGTGTTTTCTTGGATTGTTTGGTCTGATAATTACAAGACGAAGGTTGTCACCAACAACCGAACAATCGGGTGGTAGTGAAATTGGGTTATCTTCGATGTAGTTGCCACCAGAGACAATAAGTGATTCCTTTACGCCAGGAGTAGCCCACGCCAGTTGTGCTGCTCTCTTAATAGTTCTAACTGGGTTTACTGCCGAGCGACCGTCATTGGCATCATTACCAATTTGCTCAGAAACATAGATACGACCACCAACGTCATTCGTTGCTAGATTAAGGACGTATTCTGTAGTTGCAATCTTATCTGATCTATCTCCTAGTAGAGGTGTGATAGATCGTGGGAAGACACCCGCATCACCAGTTTCGTTGTATGCAAAAGCATCGGGGTTATCAACACGAATACCAATATGCTTCATTTGAACGTTGCCGTTCAATTCAATTCCATCGGTATGCAGTGGTGGATTTGCTTGGTTAGCAGTTGTTCCACTATTTAAAGTCTGGTAAACATTACCAGCATAATAACGATATTCGTTAGCATCAATATTAGTGCTTGGCAACCATTCGGTGCCAGTATTGTTCATGTAAGTTTTAAAGTTTGGACCTCTCAATACAAGGTCTGGTGTCACAACATTATCAATATCAATGTTCAGAATTCTTGCAGTATCTGAAATGATAGAAGTTGATGTTCTAATAGCACCATTAACATCAAGTTCAAAATCAATAGTGTCGAGATTTGATGTTGCGGTAGCACCGTTTCCATTTCCACCAGTAATTGTTACTCCTGGTGCAGTAATGTATCCACTACCACTATCGTTGACAAGAATACCAGTGACAACACCATTGGAAAATTGAGCACTAGCAAATGCCTGCTGACCACCAGCTGGAGGTGGATCAATGTTTACTGTTGGTTGCTGTGTATATCCAGAACCACCATTGGTTACAACAATACTTTCAACTCTGTTTCCAGATCTGTTAATACCAATACGTGGCAATCGAGTTACTGGATCTAACTGCGCTCTAAAAATTTCAGTTTCGAAATTTCCATCGCCAGAACGAATAGTTACTTCATCTGTGCCAAGAATGCTTGTCTTAGCACCAGTAATTCTTTCTCTATCTGAATTTATCTGAAAACTCATTAGATCCTAGCCTCAGCCGCAAAATATTCCTTTATCTATTTAGCATCAGGTCCAGTCGATACTAACTACCTGAACAGATGCAAACCACTTAACAACCGCTCCAGTTCCTGCTTTTGTAGTTGTATAACTAAAGTTGAAAGCAGCACCACCAGTATACAAATCAATATCCCAGTTTTCTCCAGAAGGGACACCATCTCTAATAATGGTTCTCATTGTAGATAACTCTGATATTACACCTACATTATCACAACTAACAGCACTTTCTAATTTTAATGTCAATACACCTACACCAGTGGAGTTTACTGCAGCAACATGTGTATTGATAAAATTGAGACTGCTTGCTCTGAGGACAATAGATCCTAAAACATCGTTGATCGTCAAGATGGCAGTATCTTGACCAGTTAGAACATAATTTGTTGTTCTAGCTTCATCAAAAAATGAGTTTTTGATTTCTAAAGAATTGACATTCTTGAAATTTTTGTTTTCATCTACAACAGTTACGGTATCTATTGAAAGACCACCAGTGCTGTCAAAGTTTTTTAGTGTGCTTGCCATTTTACTTCTTAATTACGTTTGAGACAACAGTTACATTAACAGCGTTTGCGTTGGCAACTCCAGTAGCAAGAGAGTAATTTAGACGAACAGCATTGTTCACATTAAAATCAAATGTATAATCGATGATAGATCCATTTGATTGAATGGTTCCTACCTCAGTGTAGAAAATATCGCTACCATTATCTATAACAGAGAACTCAATAACTTCTTTTGCGCCAGTGGTTGCATTATGAGCAACCAATTCAACCTTAGCAGAAAGTTCTGTAGATGGTGCATAGATCACTGCAGAACCATTGTTAGTAGTTCCTTTCAATAGAGCAGCATTACTTGTAGTAATTCTATACTTAGAAATTTCTAGGTTAGCAAGTTCTTTGTCAAAAATTCTGACTAGTGATTCTGAACCAGATCCAAACCCAACATTATAATATACATCACCTTGATCATCTAGTCTCAACAGTGGATCTACAACCAATCCAGTTGATAGACCAAGATCCAACTTATCTTTAGATGTGTGGATAAATGTTCTATCAGAAACAGTATTATCAATAGTTGTGGATGAATTGTCAAATGTTACTGTAGACGCAGTAATTTCTAAACTATCATCAAACGAACAAGAAACTGTATTGATATTTGTAAAATCAAGTGTAGTTGTTGTTAGTTGAAGAGTATTAACATTGTCATTGAAGAAGTAGAGAATGTTTTCGTTAGTTCCAGGACCTAGTTCTGGAATAATATAAGTATTCTGATCTACGTCTTTTACTCCACCAAGAGATCCCCAAGTTTGAGTAGTTTCACTAAAACCTTCGTAAACCTGATTGGTTGTATTGTATCGAATAGAACCATTCTTTGCAGTTCCTGTGCTCTTCTCACTCTCTGTTCCTGCTGGAATTTGTAAGTGAGTTTTAGAAGTACAAATAATTCTTCTACCAGTATTTGGTTTGAATTCAAGATCTGTAACATCAGTAGCAATAGTATTTTTCGTGATGCGGAGATCATTTTGGAATACCATTGGAACCGAAATAGTTGGTCCAATGTTAATTTGCGAAACTTGTTCAAATGTAATTGGACCTACTGCAGTCGTAGAATATTGCAACGTGGCAGTTCCATTAACAAATGGATTGCCTGACTGATCATTGGGTTCATTTCCACTAGTTCCAGTTCCTCCAGCACCTACAACTTCATAAATGTCATTGTTATATTTTAAATAATCCCCAACATTAACAGGGGTATTTGCTGCCCATTCTGTATAATCTGGAGCATTAACATTGAGAGATCTAACTCTCTTTGCTGTCATGAATTCTTGATATTGGTTCGTAAATCTAAAACTATTTTGTCCATCATTATAGAACCACAGACGATTATCATTAGTTGGTGATGGAGTAACAGATTCTTCAGCAATAATATAAGTATTTCCATCAGTGTCTCTTACACCACCTAAAGAAGCCCAAGAACTGGAAATTTGACTATAACCTTCATATTGATTTGTTGTGGTATTAAATCTAATTGCGCCATTTCCTTCCGATGCTAGAAAAATTGGTCTCTCTAATGTATTTCCAGAAGGAATAACAAACGAACCAGTTCCAGTTACTTTTGTTAAATATCCAGGAGCTGCTGTAAGTTCTAAATCATTGGATCCAATAGAAGAAATCTCTGCGTCAACAATAGTAAGTTTAGAATTTACATTCAAAGAATTGTTGGTGGTTATAATTCCAGGAGTTGTAATATTACCATTCAGATGATTTAGTGTAATATTGTTCGAACCAATATTTACAGTAGATGAAAATCTTGTAGTTGGGCTAATTACTAATTCCGAACCAGATGTAATGACATTCGTATTTAAAGTTGGAATTGTTCCAGTTGTTGCATTAAATGTTGCAATAGTTCCTTCTGTGGCGTTAATGTCATCCGTAACAATATTTTCTGAAGTTATTTCGCCATCTAGAATATCAAAAGTTAGTGTATCGCTGGAGCTAATAGTATTTGCAATTAATTGAAATCCACTTCCAAATGTTTTTGGATTATTTGGATCAATAGTAACAGTTGCTTCTTGATTATCAATACCACCCATATCTGCATGTGTGGCACCAGAATTATTACAATAATAATAAAGGTTTGGTGTTGTATCTACAACTTTAATTGTCACCGCTGCTGCAGTTCTTGTTATACCAGAGGTGTATTCTACGCCAGAAAAACTAAGAACAACATTTCCACTTACGGTTGGTATTTGTGATAATGTAATTTGAGTTGCAGAATCAACACTTTCTACCGTAACTCCAGGTAGAATTTCACCAGATCCAGTTATCTTAGTAACTTGCATACCTGCAAGAATTCCTGTTGTAGAAGCAACAGTAATTACTGCAGATGTAGAAGACAGGGTAGTAGATACATTTTCTACTAAACTTGGTGCGTGAATACCATCTCTAAATTCTGAAAACGCAAACTGATGCGAATCGTTACTTGAATCTGTGGTATCAAAAATATAAGTGTTTCCGACATACAACGTCAAATCTGGAGTTAGTTGAGGTCCAGATCCCGTATCTATCAAAAATCTATTACCAGCAGTTGATGTATCGACAGTTAATTGTGGAGATGATGTGCCTTGTTTTACAACTACGCTTCCCGAATCTAAATTATCTCCAACAATTAATAACGATTGGAGATTTGATCCAGAAGTATTTACTTGAATAATTTCATAAGAATTAATAAATCCAGCATTATCATAATCAATAAAATTACCAACACTAAAGAATGTCGCTGAAACTGACGTGGTGAAAGTAATAGTTAATACAGATCTTGCAGTAACAGTATATGTAATTGGTTGGACTAAATCTTCGGGTGCTACTGTTAGTAGGTCGTTTACATTGTATCCATTACCAGGATTATTTACTAGAAAAGATTCTACAGATCCAAGAGATTGAACTTCATATTCAAATGGCGTTGTTCCTACTCCAAAAGATGGACTAATTGTTAAAACAACTGGACCACCAGCAGTAGGAGTGTTTGATAATGTAATACTACCAGACAACTCATTAACTGAAGTGATTGTTGTATTTGCTGGTAGTGCTCCCGATCCAGATGCAACAGTTACGATATCGCCTTGATTTATATTTGCAGTAGAGGAAACTAGAACATCTTCTTGGTTGCCTGGATTTGTCAAATCCATTGACAACGCTCCAGTAGCATTAGCAACATCGCTAGCAGTAAATGTTGTTCCTCCTGTAACTTGATCGACTGTTACATTTGGTGGGAAGTCTCCCGTAGATCCACCAAGAACAGTAATCTGCATTCCAGAATAGATGCCAACCGTAGAAGCAACAGTTACTACGTTTGATCCTGAAGTTGCGTTTCCAGCAAGTCCACTTATATTAACAATAAAGTCTCCAGTAACACCAGTAAATCCTGTTGATAGTGTTAACAAATCTCCTACTTGATATCCAGATCCCTTGGAGATGAAATTTAAGTCTCTAATAATTCCAGGAGAAGAAGATATAGCAAACTCAAATCCAGAACCTCCTCCACCTCCTAAATCAGAATCGGATGCTGATAAAAGATCTCCAAGAACGTAATTTTGACCAGAAGATTGAATTTGTACATCATTTACGGTTCCTGTAAAAACAACGTTATTAATTGTATAAACAAGTCCAGATCCAGATCCACCAGCATCAATTGATGTAACTATTAGTTGATCGTTTTGTTTATATCTACTTCCTTGATCTGCTAAAACAAAATTAGTTACAACACCGCCAACAACCTCAAAGTTTGCTAATGCTCCATTTCCATAAACTCCAGTAGTTCCAGATACAACACTAATTGTTGCTCCCATACCAGCATGGGACGTGCAATAATATTGAATTGTTTCTGTTGGAGCTTCTGGGAGAATAATAAGATCAACAAACGAACCAGCACTACCCTCTGAACCAACTTTATTAATTAAGTAAAATTGGAAATCTAATAGGTTTCCAGAACCATCAAGAAATCCAAAAGGATGTCCACTAACACTAGCATCGGAAATATCAAATCTATATGTATTTCCTTTATCAAGAGTAAGAGTTTGTTGAGTTACTCCATTAATTTGATATAGTGAATTTGGTAGAGGAGATGGATTTGCTACGGTAGTTACCGTATAAGTAGCGGTAGCAACATTTCGTAGCGGAATATTGCTGTAAATATTATCTGTATATCCAGAACCAGCGTTAGTAACGCTACCAGAGAGAGTAGTATCTCCGCCAATAGTAATGTTTGCTGTTGCTCCAGATCCAGAACCACCAGTAAGTGGAACATTTTGATATTGTCCTGGAACATATGCAGATCCACCATCATTAATATCACCCGTAATTGGATCGATGAGAAAATCAACAGATGCACCAGAACCAGATCCACCAGTTAATAAAACGGCTGTATATGTTCCTGGAGTATAATTTCTTCCTTCACTATTGATAGTTCCAATAAATTCTGTTACTACAATATCTACTGTCCCAAGTTCACCAGAACCACCAATAAGAGATATATCTGTGTATTGACCAGCATCATATCCACTGCCAGCATTATTAATGGTGAGGTTTGTATCTCCTAAAATTCTTTTTCTAAGAATTAAATCTCTGTAATAAAAAACAGATTGACTTGAAAAATCAACAATATTTTTTGTTGAACTTACGATACCTAAAGTATTAATTTCTGGTCTATAGATACCAAGTTGGGGATCATTTGTAAAAGATAGAGATGGGATTAATCTCGAACCATCGCCAATTTTTAATAGACCCGTAGCTAAATCACTACCACCAGCAGAAATATTAAAAATCTGCGATCCAATTTCATTAATTTTTACCCTTTGTTGTTCAAAGGTATCGGTTCTAGCGACTTGAATTGCTGGCATTTCTTATTAACTCTCTAAGTAGGGATTTGATTTCAGAGACTTCATCCTTCAACATATTTATGTCGTCTAACGCGGAATTCAACCTTTTCATTTTACGACGAGCTTCAATAGCAGAATCGTTGTAATTCAAGATGGCACCTGTGGTCTCGTCCCTGACAAGACCATCATGCCCTTCAACTTTGATATAAGACATACGCGGAAATTAGAACGATGCTACTGCTCTGATATCTTGAACCTTAGGAGCGAATGCTGGGTCAACAGTCTTCATTACAATCTTGACCGCAAACGAAGAGAACTCGGGAAGATCTGCAACGCTATACTTCAATTCTTGGTATGAAGATTGCTTCTCAACAGTTCCAGAGATGCTGTTCTCACTGGATGCAATCTCTAAATTATCAGGACCTCCATCAGAGTTGAAGTATTCCCAATCAATATCTTCGAAGTTTTCTTGACTGGATGCCTTCTTAAATCTGTAGAGAACTCTGATATTAGAGATATCCTTGATGTTAGCGGTAAGTCTTACATCAATAGATGTTCCAGGATTACCAATTGCAACCTCCTTAGTTACATACTTAGCAACTGCAGAACTGTTCTTAGAAGAATCTTCGGAAACAAAGTCAATGCCATTGGAATATGTAATGCTTCCTACCTCCAAGTAAGATGCTTCAACGTCATCCTGAGAAGCATACTTGACATAATCTCCTACACGGAAGATATCAGAAACTTGCTCAGAAGTTTGTGCGTTTCTTGCAAATGCTACATTGTCAATAATTCTTCCAGTGAAGTCATTGCTGATTGGTTGGGTATCAACTCTTAGTGTCAATTCCTGGGTCTTATTGTTCCAAAGGACTGTTTTACCAGTGATCTTATTATCATAAGTTTCGAGAATGACCGATGGGTTTCTAGCAACAATGGTTGCGCCATCAGCGATATCGAAGAACAATTCGACTGGATTTGAATCGACAGTGACATTAGTTAGAGATGCTTGGTTGCCCAAGGAAACAGTTTCTCCAATTTGGAAGAACTGTGCTGTCTTAACTCTGACATAAACAACAGAACCATTTACTCTTGCAATAGTTCCAGATGCTTTAGTTGTTACTCCTTTAATTGTCTGACCAGCCTGAATTTCAGTTCCGCCATTTCCAGCAAGTTGGAATTGATATACTGGGTAGAACTTGATAATTTGATCTCTTCTACCAAATCTATCTTCTTGACCACTTGCATTCTCAACTCTAGACGTAGATGTCTTGACAGATGCTGATGAAAGATCAATCAGCGGTGAGAGGTGAGAAACAGTAGAAGTCATGACCATTTTATATGTCAATGACTGACCTAGGTTATTGAGTGTCTCGTTAATTTCGGATGCAATCAACTTCTGGTTAGTGAAGTATTGTGGTTCATTCAAGAATGTTCTTTCATAATCAGTCTGCGAATATGAAGTATAGTTTGTAGTTGACGAATCGACAGGAACCACATTTGTAGTCTTTACATAATTCTCAAGTTTTGTTCCAGTAAATGAGAGGTAGTTGACTTGAGGATATAGAGTTTCGAACTTTCTATTATGTGATGCATAAACATTTGTTCCACCACCAAATGCATTACTAGAAGCATTTGCTGTTGATGTAATGTTGTAAGTATCAACACCACTGTTTGCAACCTTGAATAGATTGCTGTTCAAGATATCGGCGGTTACACCACCAGTTTCTTGTGCAGTTCTGTAGAATACATACGACTTACCAGATGTCTCAAATCCGTGGTCTCTATGGGAAACCTTAACGATTGAGTTGTTATTCTTGAATAGTTTTGAGGTAGCGTTAGTGTTTGCACTAGCGTTTGTTTCAAATGGATTGTAGTCAAGAAGTTCGTAACCCAAGTTATCATTCTTAAGGAGAAGTTCTGCTGGTCTGCTGATGTCAAATTCAGCACGATATAGTGCAAACTTAAGATCCTCGAAGATATCTTCAGTCCAACTCTCAGTATTCTGTGACTTATAAACAGAACCAAGTGATGGTTGTGTTGTGATAACGGTGCTAGTAGCAATATCAGTAGCACCCAACTTCGACGCCCACAACATATAATCTGTTGAATCTGTTTCTACAACCAGAGCATACTCAGTATCATTTTGTAGGTATACTGGATATTCAAATGCAAAGTGTGTTGGGGTTGTGGATTGCGTAACTCCTTCGTTATCGACCGCTACGCCCATTCTAACTGCAGGTGTGTCAATCTCAATGAAGGTTTGAATTTCGCATCCTCCAGCGCCATTTCCGACGCCTTTGACGACGACTGAAGGAGCTTCGGTGTATCCAAAACCAGAGAGTGAAACTTCTGCATTGTAGATCTTACCGCCAGAGACTTTAATTGCAGCAGTAGCAGTAGAACCACCAGGAAGTTGTGGACTTTCAATAGTTAGAATTGCACTATCATAATTCTGACCAGGGTTAGTAACTCTGACCTTAGAAACTTTTCCACTGTCCTTAGCAATCGTGATCTTTCCAGTAGTTCCCTGAGTAGCATTTGCCGTGGTCACTGATGGAATAGTCAGATCTTCATTTTGAACAAATGACTTACCGTTATGATTGCTTAGAACAAACGTATAGACTTGCTCATTAGTTAGACTATACTTACCAGAGGAAGAAGCGACTAGTTCTACGTTGTTCTTGTCAAAGATCTTGAGAATAGGACCAGAAGCAGCAGAGCTTACTCCAGTTACGCTCTCGCCCTTGTAGACTGCAACGTCACCGTTTGCATAACACTTAAGGAATGTGTTTGGAGAAAGAGTTTTCTCGGAACCAGGAACAATATTCTTTCCTGGTTTTTCTGCATCAACATTAGTAATATACGTCTTGACTGGAATATTGCTGCTCTTCTTGCTGAAGTAAAGATCAATGCCAGTTACAAAACAACCGCCCTCTAGGTTCTCGACCTTAAAAGTTTGCGCCAATGGATTAGGTCTGACTGGATTGTCAGTATTGCTTTCGATTAACTGAACACCTTCGTTTGACTTGAAGTAAGATGGTTTTGTAGAAACAATGCTATCTGGGTTCTCTGGGAGAATACCTGTAGCATAATACTTAACTTCAGTGTAGCTATCTACTTCATCTTTGGGTGCATTGGTTGCACTAGAAGTAAATCTGAACGTTAAGATGCCAGATGTAATTGATACTTCTTCTGCGTTTGTGTCATACGATACGGTATCTACACTTCCTCCCCATGTTGCATTTTCGATGGGTGGATAACCAGCAGGAAGAATGATCAAACCAGATGCATTTCCATATTCATCAGTGGTGATAGGACCATTAAATGCAGACAGAGAGTTGCCAGCAATACCAGTAAATCTTAGATCAGGATTGACCCAACGACTGATATCTCTACCTTCCAAGAAGACATACATCTTGGTGTTAGGCTTCATTCTTCTGATTACATACTTGACAGGAACACTTCTTGCAAAGAATGATAGAGAATTGGAAACCAGATTGCCCCTTACAGTTTTTGCCTGAATTCCTTTACCAATATCATTGTTCTGTGGACTGATATTAGAAGAACTTGCAACAGAAGCAGACTTAACTTTAGTTGATGCCTGCTGACTATTGACTTCACCTAAAGAATTGATAGCAGTAAATGATGGGGAAGAACCAACCCAGTTAACTACAAAAGAATTGTGGATGCTGGAGAAACTTTCCTTGACGTTCTCTTTTGCAAGGAAGATGTTAAAGAGACTTGTATTTGTATCAACAACTAGTGGTTCTTCTGATTGATCATACCACTGATCAATTGATGGAGATAGTTCACCATCACCAACATACTGAAGAACAACAAATGGGTTTGGATTGATGTTTGTCGATGCAAATCCATTGCCAAGGAGATTTAAATTCGAGTATGGTAGTGTGACAACATTATTAACTTTCTTATAACCAGAAACTGCTCTTTGATCTTCTCTTACGTTTACCTCAACTAGTTTGATGCTGTCTTCTTTTGATTGTGGACGAAGAACGGATTGCTGAGGATCAACAGCACATGCATAGTCTAGTGAAGTTAGGTTACCGACAGAGTGTGCTTCGAAGTTATCAACGAAGAAACCAGACTTAAATCTGTCAAGTCCTACTTCATCCTTAACTTGCATGTTAAGAGCTTGCTGCTCAAGGATACTGAGAGTAGTGTAATACTCAAGACGCTCAATACGCTTCTCCAACTTGCCGATATCACGCATTGTGTAACGGCGATTATCAACTGGAGTAATTCTTACATCCTTGCTTGTTTTAGTGTAAGCAGGAATATATGCATAGAACAGAGGAACAGCATCTTCAATAGGATCTGGTTTGGATGGGTTGAGAGACGAGTTACCTTCTTTTACTAGGAACTCTCCCTTCTTGTTCAAGAATACTCCATCAATTCTATCAAGATACTGGATTTGGCTGAACGAGAATGTATATTCGATACCAGCATCTGGAGCAGGAGTGCTTGATACAACAGCACCAGGACCAGCAAACGAACCTTCGGTAACTTCTAGAAGAGACTTGTCAAGATAACCTGGGATAATTGCTGTTGTGTCTACCTTAGGACGGAAATCAATTACGTTCTTAAGTTCTACGTTGCCAAGAACAGGTGAGTTGAATGAAGGAATTTCATCTTCAGGGACACCTGCTTCATGTAGATAGCTGTCGATGGTTACAAAATCACCTTGAGATTGCTCAAAGTAATCGAATGCAATCACGAGTTGACCAACAGATGCCTCAAATCCTGGTTTGAGAACTAGTCTGGAAACATCATATACAGTGTCTCTCTGACCGTCATCGAACGTATAACGAGAAGTTACATCTGTGCCAGATACCAGATTTCCAGCAGTATCAACATCTGGAGCCTGGGAAGGAGTTCCTTCGTAGACATATCTTAATTTGAATACATCGGAGTAAGATAGAGTTTCGATGACTTCGGTATCGTAATCAGATCCTCTGAGTGGAATAACTCTGTCACCAGATGATGTAACAACAATTCTCTTGTTTCTTACGGCAGTCTTAAGTCTTGGTTTTGCATTGGATACTTCCAAGGTTGCGGTCAACTTAAGTTTAGGGAACGCACCATTGGAAGGAATGGTTCCAAAATAATCAGATGTTAGTTGTAGACTAATAGATCCAGAAGTGAGACCACTGGCAGTATCAGTAGAAGATGAAATTTCTACAGCATCGGTAGGAACATAAATGATATCACCTTTTGCAATGCTTGGAGCATCGCCTGGATCTAGAACAGTAATAATATAATTTTCTTCGCTGAATGCTGCAAATCTTTGCGTTCCAAATGGCAACTGTGCTGCGAATGTAATAGTTCCACCAGAAGTAGAAGCAGTGGTTACAAAGTCTCTACGGAAGTAATACTTAATCTTGGTATCATCTCCCCCAGCAGAAATTTGCTCAACCTGCTTACTTCCAGTTGGGAACAGCAGTGTGCCACCGTTAGTGTTTTCTGGTCTGGGTCTTAGACGGACGATACTGGTGTTTGTTACGTCACCAGGAAGTGCAGTGTCTAGATAAATTCTAGTCTTAGCAGCACCTGCCGCTTGAGTTGCATATTGAACAGTTGCACGAACTAGATTGTTATCTTGATCTGAGAATTGAATTAGATCGCCCTGTTGAAGAATGCTAGAAGCATCAGCACTGAAACTTGTCGATTCGACAAACATGGTGCCTTTCTTACCAAAGAAAGTATAGTCAGTTACAGCAGAAATATTCGAATATGCCTGATTGTCTACAACCAAGTCTGCATTAAACTTATTACTGCCACCAGATCCGTATGAACCACCAATGGATTTTACGTTTTGTGGTGTGTATGTTGTAACTGCGTTTCTAACAAGAACTGCACGAACAGCAGCAGCACCTGCACTGTCTGTAGTTCCAGTAACAACAATTTCGGGTGGTTGTGTGAATTCTAGATTTCTTAAAGCAGCCTGATTGTTGATTGCTACCTTATAAATTTTACCACCATACACGGTGGGTTCAATCTTAGATGCATCATAAGTAACACCGTTCAATAGAATTTCTGCACCAGCAGAATAACCAGATCCTCTCTCGATAACAATGAAGTGAGAAATGGTGTTGTCTTTTGCAATCTTTACAGTGTTTGAATCTTCATCTCTGATTGTTTCTCCAGACTTGAAGTTTCCAGAAATAGTTTTTACGAATAGAAGTCTGTCGGTAGAGTAAACACCAGAAGCTGGTCCTTCGACAACACCGTAAGCACCACTCTCTAATCCAAATACATACTTACCTTCATCGAAACCAGCAGGAACAGTTTCTAGTAGAATTCTGGTGAAGAACTGAGGATCAAAGTAAGAGAACCCAAAGATACTATTATAGGTTTCGGATCCACCAGACAAGCGACCCTTCGATAGAACTACATCAGAATCTGAATTAAATCCTTCACCTCTTTTCTTAAGGAAGAAGTTGCTTGGTTTTACTTTACCAATAACAGGTGTAATTGTGTTTCTGTAGTCTACTACCTCTGCCCAATAATCATTATTGTCTTGAGCATCTCCGTTTGAAAGGAAGATCTTTCTCTTTTTCTCAGAATCTCCCTCATCATATTCAAGAAGAAGGTTTTCTAATTCTGCTTTATTGCCAAATACAGTCAATTCCAAGAACTGCTTGTTCTCGTTGTCACTAATGCCAGGTCTGTTAATAGTAGCATAAGCAAGAGTGGTTACAGTTCCAATATCTGTAGCAGTGCCATCAGCACTTCTTGATTTGATGAAATACAGGGTCTTGTATTCTGTTTGGAAATTGGCATCAGTCAATGCTCCAAGAGCTGGTTGTCCATTAAGACCTAGAACATCTAGAGTGATTGTTCTGATAGCATCATTTGCTGTAAAAGTAAGACCTCTTCTTGAAATAGTCTGTCTATGATCAGTAGTTGCCTCAGTTCCATTTACACCAATGGATCCATCTGAGAAAGTGCTGTATAGGAAAATGTCTGGATATGCAGTTAGATCCGATCCTTCTTTGTTCAAAGGAACACTGCCAAAGACATTAGTAATACTAAAAGTAGGAAGTCCCTTAGTCTTTAGTGTTACGTTATCACTAGTGAGACTTTCTCTTGCCTTGTTAATTTCGAGATACTTGGTTTCTTTATTAACAATCTCATATCCTTTAATGTATGCCTTACCAGGACCAATGCTAGCAACCATTTTTCTGGAAGCTTCACTAGCAGTGTATCCATTGTATAGACCAAATTCATCAGCACCATAAAGACCTTTGTTGCCATCTTTCTGTGCCCATTCACGAACATCGATATCAAAATTATCGACAACATAATCACCACTCTCGTCAAATGTTCTGCGAGCAAGAGTTTGCTCAAGAACGCTGAAATCTGTTGTAGAAACTTTTCTTTGAACAACTCCTCTCTTTACTGTTAGGAGTTGAATGAAATTCTTATCTGTAATTGCATCTAGAGCAAACTCTTTCATCTCTAGACTAATTTTTAGTCTATGTGCTCCAGGTGCTGTATAGTTGGATGAACCAATTGCATTATCATATAGAGATGCATCTGCTTCTGGTGTTACAATCTCTTCTTTGATTGTAAATCCTACTTTAGCAGATGGTTTATCATAATACTCTTCGATAACAAGAATCTGCTCTTCGTTACGAACAAAATATCCATTGACAAAATAGATACCTTCTTGAACTTTAACAGCAGAAGCAAATCCCATAGCAGGACTTTCTAGAGAAGTTACTTCTCCAGTGTCAGGATTAGTTACTTGAATACTAGTTGGTAGAACACTACCATCTGTTCCTACTACGAGAAGTGGTGTATTGACACCATCTACTACCTCTAGTGTTTCACCTTGACGGAAGGTTGATTCTGTATTTGAGTTGCCACTATTAATGTAACTTACAAAAATAGTATCAGCAGTGCTTTCTGTTGCTAGTTTTGCTGTCAATACTGTGCCAACAACACCAGAAGTCAGACCACGCAACTGTTGTCCAAGTAACTGGGTGATGTCATATTTCTTATATACGATCTCATCTCCTTCTGAAACCGCAACTTCAGAAACAGAAGATAATTTGACATAATCTAGCTTTGTATTGAGACCTACCTCACCAGGGATAACTTGCTCACCTTGCTTGAAAGCATACTTACCAAAACTTTCAATTTGGTTTTGGAGAATAGATTGAACTTGTGTTAGCTCCCTACCTTGAATAGAGTATCCAGGACGGAATAGAATCTTATAAAAATTCTTACTCGCGTCAAAGTCCTCGTAATAAGGATTTACATTAAGGTTAGTCTTCTGAGGCATCGTACTCCGCCAAATACTAGGATCCAGTCTTTAGTATTTAGTAGAGTTAAAAAAAATCCCCCGATCTCTCGGGGGACTTAATAATATGTATTTTAATCAGAATTCAATGACTAGTTTGATGTCTTCAATCTGGTCAGGAGCACGAGTGATAAGACGACGGTTCTCGATGTAGATAACCTCACCTGAGTTGTTCTCAATCTCGGTATTTGCAAGACCAGCAGCAAACGTGACGCCCAGTAGTGAACCAGCATATCCAGTGTCAACTGTTCCTGATGCAGCGGAGGTTTCTCCAGTAACTGCATTTGCTGCGTTGCTTTCAAATGCTCTTACAACACCTTGATCGGTGTGTGCATCATTAGTTTGGATATACTTAAGAACACCAGCAGTTGTAGAACCGCTATCGAGTGTCCAAGAAACAACGGTTCCATATGCGGTTCCGCCAGTTACTGTCTGAACGATCTTCTCATCAACGTTGAAATCTGCAGTTGCTCCAGTAATCTTGAGTGACTTGAGACCAGAAAGAGTATCTGCAGTTGCAAATGTTGTGGTTCCTTGGTTGTAAGGATCAGCAATGATACCAATACGACGGAAGTCGTTGTCAACAGGGAAGTCACCTGAACCTTCTGCGTAGGTTAGACGAATGTTCGTCATAACACGCTTACCATTAAGTTCTGTTTCGTGATCAGAACCATGACCACCCTGAGGAGGAAGAATTGCCTCAATTGCAGCATTTCCAGAATAACCATTGACAGGAGTGCTCAATCCAGCATCGCTGAACAGATTACCAACTCCTAGAAGAATGTTTCCGTAGGTATAACCAGATCCGCGTGCTTGAACACTAGCAGAAGTGATTGTGCCTGCACCATTAGTTACTAGTTCTACGACACCACCTGAACCATCACCTTTGATTGCAGTGTAGAGAGTTTGTGAAACAGGTAGTCCAGCACCAGCATCTTCAACAACAACTGCATCGATAGCACCAGCAACAGCAAGTGCTCCTACTGCTTGTCTAGATGGGTTGGAAGGAAGAACGATTGGCATGAAGTCAGAAGAAAGGAACTTCAAGACATCATCGGTTGGAATGGTATACATGTGCTTCCAGATGTAACCAGCACCTGTTGTCTCTGTATAGAGACCAGTAGCAGCATCATAGTTTGCTCCAGCTACTGATGGTTCTTCGGTTGCATCCTGACCAGTGGTGTTTGAAGGATCTTCACCGTTATAGAGGCACTTAAAGACTTCATACTGGGAGTTCATTACATAGAACTTAGCATCAGCAATGCTAGTTGCACCAGTAGCAGTTGATTTGCCAATCTGACCACCGCCACCTGGGGTGTCAGAGTAGTCAGGCTTCCACATATCATATCTTGGGTTTGCAACTAGATCCCAGTTGTAACGACGAACTACAGTTCTAGCATACGAATCTGTAATGCGCTTAGCAGCAATGATTTCGTCATAGAGGGCAATCTTTTCTCTCTGATTGTCTAGAGGAAGAGGTGGGATGTTCTCGTCAGCGTAGCGATAAACACCAGAAGTTGCGGTGGCACCAGTGTCGGATCCTCCTGCACCGCCAGTGCGGCACTTAAGGGCACTACCTAATGCAGGAGCAGAGTTAACACCATTGCTGCCAAAAACGTCGGTCAGTAGAAGGGCACTATCATAAACAGCAGCAATCGTGGCACGGAAAGTAGTAGAACCATACGTTCCAACATATACTTCATCGCCTACAGTAAATGCCGTTGCATTTTTGTTGTAGACTTCTAAGTATGCTCTCCATGGTTGTGGACGACCCACGAAGAAATACATTCGTGAACGCTCTGCACTGGTGTCAGTCGCGCCCTCAGTGAGAGATTCTAGGAATTGCTTCGCGTTAAAAATACGAAACTTATCAGAAATAATAGCAGCCATGGGTTTCTTTGTCCGACGTTGTAATTTGTGCCTGAGTTATTTATATTTATAGCAATATTTAGGTAATTGTCGTTGGTTGCACCTCTGTGGTTCCTGCAATGACGAAACCTCCATTTCCAGGTGTAGTTTCATGCTCACGAATAACTTGACAACCAGTAAACGATGTTGAAGTCTTTCCACTATAAGAAATCACATTCATTCCAAATCCAACACCACTTGTATAGATCAGTAGATGACCACTATCTGGGAACAGATAAGTATCTGCAACAGTAATTACTGTATCTGATCCGCCAGCACTTCCACCAGTGATTGTTGTAGTGTTTGTTGCAATTTGGACTGGATTTTGAATTGATGGTGGCATCAAACTAAACTTAACTCCAGAAATTGTGTAACTAGAATCTTTTCTTTCGGTAAAGTCTCTAATTGTTACTGCTGGGAAGTAAGTGTCAAATTCGAGTAGTGTTAATCCAGAAACATTTGCCGTTCCGTCATCAAATATACCATTATAATGACTAATTCTATGTCCCACATTGGTTCTTGTATATTGTCCAATGTATTCTGACGCAACTCCAAACACAAAGTTAGTTACGTAAATAACAGTTCCATCTCTTTGAACAACACCATAATCATCAAGTAGATCAACAAATCCGTTTAATCTAGTTGAAACTGGATCTGAGATAAAGACATCTTCTTGGTAACCATCAACAACACCACTTGGTGGTGGAATAATCAGAACTTCTAGTGCTTCTCTAGTAATAGAGAAGTCTGCAGGAGACGAAATTTGTCTTTGGGTGGTTCTTTCAAATCCACCAGCAGAGGCAGATGCAGAAACCATCTTGACTTCTGCTTCGGAACTGATGACAGCAACTCCACCAGGAGCAATAGATACAGTCTCTGGGATTTGTCTGAGATAAGTTCCAGCAGGCCAGAATTGTGGGGTAGTGCCATTTTCACCTCTCTTGACCATTAAGAAACGATCAGAGAGTTTTCTCATATAGGCAACAACTTCGTTACCAATCAGTAAGAAACCAGCAGTCTTGAACTTAGAAGTATCTGCAATGTAAATTACAGTATCTGTAGGATCCAAATCAACCTGCAATAGAGCAGCAACTTCAAAGTAATTAATATTAGATAGAGAGGTGTTCTGAATAATATTATGAACAACCGATGTAATCTGTCTACTTACAGTTGAAATTGAGTTTGTAGTTACAATATCTTGAATTTGTGCAGAAACAACGGTTGCTTCTGGGAATACATCAATAATCTGAATTTGATCAGCAATTGTATTGTAATCATTTACAAATTCAATTCCTTCTCTTTCTAATTTATCACCAACTTCTTCTACTAATTGAATTTGTGCAGTAATCTTTCTTGCCGAATCAACTGGACTGTTGAATAGAATGGAAGTAAATGTATTAATACCAGAAACTTGATTGCCAAGAACATTGATAGTAGAAATGACGTTCATTCCGCCTGTTTCAACATATGGATTAACTCCAATGTTGATCAGAGAAATACCAATATCTCTTTCGGAAAGAATGTTAAAACGACGAGATACAATAACTTGGGGTGCTTCTGTATATCCAGATCCACCATCAATGAGGTCAACACTAATAACTTGACCTTTACTTACAAGAACATTTGCTCTTGCTCCACCACCATTACCATTCTTAGGAATAAACTTAAGAACAGGAGGAGTATAATATTGATAAGCAGTTGGTTGCGTCAGTGGATCATAACTACGTTGGTTCCACTCTAGAGAAACTACAGATCCATTTTCGATTTTGGCAATTACTGATAGACCTTCTCCTCTCGTAATTCCAGTGTAAGATTCGACAGAAACGGTTCCAAAAGCATCATCTGATAGAGGTTCTCCATCTCTTCCATCTTTGCTAGTTGCAATTTCTGGAAGTTTCTTGATAGATCTAAATCCTTCTTCTCCGTCAACGCTAATTTTATCACCATCAGACAAGAATACAAAAGGATTTCTGTATGATTTACCAATAAATGTTCCTTTCCAAGAAGCACTATCATCTTTTAGTAGTTTTCTACCAACATCATCTGTTTGATATGTTATAGTTGCAGTTGTAAAATCAGAAGTTGATAATGTGAATGTTCTTGTGTATGCTCCATTAACCGCAAAAGTTAAATCCAATCCTGGTTCAATAACAGCGTTATGTGATTTTAGATCAAATGAGAGACCAGTTGCTGTTCTAAATGGATTTGTAATTTCACCAATAACATTGTAAGTTCCATTCGCTCTTTGCTGCCAAACATGGATTGCTGTTCCGACTTTATCACCCATCCATGAATAAGTGGTATAATCTTGGCGAACACTTGGTGTAATATCTTCAATTACAAATGATGCTCTGGAGTAATAAGTGTCTGGAGCAAAGTCATAGATGTTGAGAATTTGACCAACATCTCTACCATAAAGATATCTCATGTCAATCTTTACTTCTGGTTGAATAGGAACATCAAAGTAAATATTTGGACCAGAAATTGTGTAAGAATATCCTTTTCTTTGTAGAACACCATCCAAGAAGACATAGAGATTATCTTCCGATTCGATACTTTGAACAGTATTATCCTCTACATCTAGAATTAAGAAAGGACCATTTCTTACGCCATCTACCAATTCATAGTCAATAGTTAGTCTCTTGTAGTTTCCTACACCAACACCAACAATCTTTTCAACAGCAGTTGGTTCTCCAATACTCTTTGCACTAAAGTCTTGATCCCAAATAGGAGCAACGTCAAACTTAATGATGTTTGGAATTACTGTTCTGTCAATAAAGTATGCATCAAATAGTGGGAAGTTTTCTGTATACTTTGGTCTTTGTAATACAGCGTTAATTGTCAAGAATAAATCTTCATCTTCTTCGACAATTACTTCGGAACCATCTTCCCAATACAACTCAAATTCTTTAGTTTCGCCATCAATATAATCGGGGAGTGTTCTGGTAACTGCCTCTTGCTGTAGAATATCATCGACATTTGAAGTCAGAGAATCAACAGAAGAAATTACATCATTACACTCTTGTGCTAGAAGTAAAGGATCACCAATAATATTGTAATTAGAATAGGTTAGTGTCTGTGACCAGTTACCTGCCTTATTTGGATTTTGATTTGTTTTGCTAACTAGACCCTTACCCTCAGATAGAATGGTGTCAACAATACTATTGTAAGTATCGAGAGCACCCTCTACTTCAGCACAATAAGGACTTTGACTATCAACCAGAATATTGTTGTCAACGACTGGTGTAATAGTAGTATAAGTTCCCGCACCAAGAGTGTTTCTCATTGCTTGGATCATCAAGTCTTTTGCATACTCAAATGCGGCAAGACTTTCTGTTAATTCGTTGTTGATGAATAATAGGTTTTCTGATTCTGGGTATTTTGCTTTTACATAGTAAAGTTGTCCAAATTCAACGACTTTCTCATTTCCACCAAAACGGAGATGGTAAACATATGCATCAACTAAGAATCCAAGATCTCTTTGGCACTTAGTTCCTTTTGAATTCCAATCAACACCAGGATATGTTGCTTCTGCCCATCCAATTGTTTCCTCTTGAATATATGCTTTGTTTGCTTCAATCAGATTGGCAGCATCGTAGAAAGTACCATTGTTAATACCACTCCATGAGAAGGTTGCCTGATCGGTTCCAGAGAAGGATACTGGAGCAGTAACAGTTACGCCAGGTGGAACAGAGAAAGTATTTCCAGGTGCAACAGCACCTGTGTTGGTAGCAAGAGGTCCTCCAGTTGCTGCGCCGCTTAGTAATGTGGTTCCTGCTGGAGCTCCACCCCCACCAGATGAGTTTGCTAATGCACTTTGACTTACAGTGACTTGTGTTGCACTGTCAATAGAAACAATATAAGTTCCAGATGGGAATGCTCTGCCAGAACTTACAAACATGCCGATTGCTAAGTTCTCGGTATCCGTAACATTCATAGTTCTAGAACCCTGAATGTATGTTACACCACTATCTGTGTAATCCCAATTTCTAATGGCAAGTTTTGCCAGTCTTGCTGCATACTTAAAGATACTAGTAGATTGAGATCTGTTATTCTGGATGTATAGATAATCACTATCTGTATTAAAGATGGAAGTGTAATCTACAGTTTTGATGTTTCCACCAAATCTAAGATCGTGCTCATATGCATCAAGAATAGAACCGATGTTTACTTCATAATCATCTTGCTTTGTGCTCCAATCTAAAGATGGATATGTTTCTTTTGCATATCCAATGGTTTCTTCAACAATGAACTGACGGTTTCTTTCAACCTGATTGGCAGCATCCAACCATCTGCCATTACGTTGGAAGATGTTTCTAATTTTCTTGAAGTATCTTGCATTATACTGATTATCTTTAAATGCAACATACTTTCCATAGAAAGTAACGCCATTATAATATGTAATATCAGACTGTCCTTCACCAGTTTGTTTCTGGTATGGTCCGAGAGGTGGTTGACTGAAGATGATGCGATCACCAGATACAGTGAAAGCAACTCCTGGTTCTTGTAATACACCATCTAGACTAATTACCAGATTTCTATCACTGTATGGACTAAATGGAACTCTGCTGTCATTCAAAATTTGGAATGATGTTGTTCCTTGTAATCTGCCGTCAGTATCATAGTATCCATCAAAAGGTGCAGCAAGCGATACTTCAAAAGCACGCATTTCATTGAACAAGAACTCGCTAGTAGCAGCAGAACCAACTCCTCTACGAATTCTCTGATTTTCTACCTTTTGAACAGTCTGGGTAACAGTTCTGGTAGTGTTCTCTACAGTAATCTTATTCTTTGCAGGATCCCAGAGTTGAATGATTGAGAAATGAGATGCTTTTGGTGTTTCTGCTGGCATCTCAACTGGTGCAGTCGCTTCAACATCAACTTGACCAAATAGTTTAAATCCAGCAGGGTGAGTTGTAGACTTAATTAATTCACGCCATTGATCAATTGGTGTCTTAGATTTTACAACATACGAATAGTCTTGATAGAAGAAGCTATCCAAGATCTTCTGATTTGATACTCCAAGTTTTCCTCTATCGGACTTGAAATATCCAATGTTGTCATAGAAACCAGTGATTTGTTCTGCAAATGTGCTTACAAAGATTGCTTTGATTGTTGCAGATACTGGAGAATTGAGAGACTGAACAGTTTGATTTTCTCTGAAAATTCCCTCTACATTCTCGACTTTTAGTAGGTTAGAACCAAATCTCCATTCGGATACTTTAGCACGAGCAACTTCAGTAGATCCAATTCTTTGAACTACAATCTCACCTTTACTAAAATCTCCATTGAAGTTAGAAAGTGATAGAACTGATTTAGTATTAAATGTCGATGCTACTGTTCTATCTCTATGGAATGCTCCACCATTATTGACAATAGAAACACTTCTTGGAATACCAATAGTTTGACTTTCTACAAATGCTTCAACATCACTTTCAACAATAGCAACTTCTGGAGCAAAAGTATACCCTACACCAGGGTTATCAATAGTAATAGAGAAAATTTCTCCATTTCTTACAACAACTTTGAACTTCGCATCAACACCATCGCCATTGGTAACGATAACTTTTGGATTTACATAATTTGATCCTTTCTCGTCAATTCTAATACCAACAATAGTGCTGGTGGGAATATCAAATAAAACAGTAGCAGAAGCTCTAAAGTTCTCATTTGGATCTACGCCACTAATTACTGGAACTTTTTTGTAATTTAATCCTAAATTTGTGACTGCGAATGAATTGATTTCACCAATAGCGAACTGACCAGTAGTAGTATAAGAAATGGATCCAGAACCATCCCAAAGAGGCTCGCTATTAATATCATAAACAAAACGAGTTGGGGTAACATAATTGAGAGTTTTTACTCCTTGTAGTGGGTCTGTAATTATTTTGAGCGAAGCACCATCTGCCTGAACAATACCTTTTCTATCATAATAGTAGAAATTGGTAAAGTTAGTGCCAGTTTTTGTTTGATATGTGTTGCCAGCAAGTCTTGCACCAAAACCAAACTTGACATCAGTAAATGATCCTGCATTGCCAGGAAGAATTGTAGATGCGGTTTTCTCTACAGTTTCTAAGTTGAAACTTCTACTTGGGGACATATCAAAGTATGTTCCAGTCAAAGAAGAGTGTGAAGTATCAAAAACATACTTGTAGAACTCTTGAATATTGATGTTTGGATTTGGGGTAAATGATATGTTATCTTCAGAGAATTCAAACTTATAATTTAAAGCACCAGCAGATCTCACAGCAACAAGTCTGGAGGGACTGCTGCTATCGAAGAAACTAGAACTTAGAGTTACTTCATTTGCATTTGTTGTCTGCGTAGCATAATCATAAACAATTACAATTTTTTGGGTTTCTCTATCATATGATTGGACATATCCAGAGTTAGCACCAGCAAAAATTTGGAAGTTTGGATCAAAGTTATATCTTGGTTGATACAAAGATACTGATTGTCCATCATAGTGATCAATTGCTGTAGTTCCTTCTCTAGCGGTAAATACAGTAAGAGTATTGCCAGAAATTGAAGAAATCTCTAAAATCTCATTACCAATAGAAATAAGATCTCCTTCCGCATACTTAGTTGCATCATCAACAATCAGTTGAGTGGACCCTGCGGCAAAACCAACGTGGTCAACATAGATAACGAGACGCATTGTGCTTAAAGAAGCACTCGATCTTACCAAACTTTCATCATCAACCTCAAGATAATCTGCTTTTCTATATCCAGATCCTTTCGTTTGAATTTGAACACTAGAAACAACACCAGCATCAGAAACAACAATGCTTGCTGTTGCTCCAGATCCAGTTCCTCCTGTCAAAGGAACATTATTATATGTTCCAGGGGTGTAATCTGCACCACCATTCAATATCTGGAATCTACCAACACCAGTATCATTAATAGTGGTGTTGACTTTTGGAGCAATAAGAGTTGCTTCTTGATATAGTCTCTTTCTCAAATAATATGTCTTTGTCTTTGTTGCATCATCTGGATTGATATCAATAGTTACTTTGTCACCAATACCAAGACCATGTGCAACATCAGTTTCAACCAAAGCAACACTCTGGTTGACTTCGAATGGTTCTAGATTATCGCTAAGCGAAGTTAGCGTTACAATTCTAGATCCAATGGTGTTGAATAGATTGCTGGACTGAATGAAGTAATCCTCATCTACAATCCAAGTTCCTGTAAGAACTTTAATTTTAACAACGTTTTGACGATTTGTGCTTTCTAATACTTCTGCTGTAGCAATTGGTATGTTGACGCCATCTGTTAGACTTAATATAGCACCTTCAGTGTATGAACTATCTTGATCTACTAAGATTGAAAATGTCTTGATATCAGCAGAGAATGTGCCCGTGGTATCAAAAGTTCCAACAACTTCCTTAAGAACAATTACATTATCACTTGCTACCGTTCCAACAATCTTACCAGATGCTCCAGAAGATGGTTGTCTTAGTGTATCATCAGCAAATAAAAATGCTGTTTGAATTGTTGTAAGTTTTACTACCTTTGTCTCTTTGCTTTGTAGATAATTGACAGACTTACCTTTAACAGAAGCAACATTTGCCTCTACCTCAGAACCTTCTGTTCCTTGGTTGTCAAAATATACTTTTGAATTTACAGAGAAGTTAGAAGATGATCTGACAATATCGATGTTATCAATGGTGCCAGATGAAACATCCGAAACTGTAGCAATAAGTCCTTCTCCATTTCTGGAAATGCCAGGAACATTATATCTCTTTGCACTCTTTGGAATGTCATTCTGATTAATGTCAGAATTGTAATTACTATCTACTGGGAGAGAATAGAAATTGGCACCCACAATATATGGGAACTGTGGTGTTTGATTGCTATCAATAGTGAGGAAATAAGCATAAACTCCATTTGGAAATTCTGGAGTAATACAAAATCTTCCATTATTTTCGTCTAAAGATCCGCTACGATGAGTATAAGTATAGTCATCAATAAAAGATCCAAGTGCATATGTATTGACAGAAGGACCATCAGAACGAGAATTCTTGATAGAATAACCAGATGTCATTCTAACAATAGCAGATTGTGGATCTAGTGGATTTTGATGTGCAAAAGGTCCATAGATTGGATTGCCATCATAAGCAAAACCAATAATAGGAGAGTGAACTTTATTTGCTGGTTCTGTTCCAGCACTATTCAAGTTATCA